CCTATAAGTATATTCGTTTAATACTGCAATTAATAATTTATATAACCATTCATAATTTTCATAAGAATGTCTTACCCAAATTGCTGAAGGATGATTGGCATGAGTAGAACGGTACAAAGTATATTCACGCTCATCGGAAAGAATGTATTTGGTTTGTTTTCGATTAGTTTTACTGACACCCACAGATTGAGTACCATCAAGAATACGATGAGCAGTAGAAAGAAGTTGAGCATATTCTAAAATCATTTTAACGACATGCTTGTCGTTATGTAATTCAGCGCAAGTTTTAGGGTCATGATGTAAATAAAAAATATTCATAAAGTTTCTATAGATTTCAATATGTCTGCAATAATTTGTTTAGACTTATTTGACAATAGACTTGAGGATTTTGCTTCAACCAAAGATTTAATAACTGTCACAGGATCATATGACTCTAAAGTTTTATCAGTAACTTTTTCGGGCAAGTTGCCAAAAATATTTAAAGCAATAACTGTCAAAACAATCTCATCCTCAGTATACAGGGGTATTTTATACCCTTTAAATAAAGTTCGTTTCTCTGGAAATCTATAAATCTTTGCGATCATAAAAGCACCTTTGCTTTTTATTTATGCTTACTTTACAGATTTACTTGCCTCTGCCGTACTTTTATCTTCACGTAATTCAATAAATCTAGGTAAGAACAAACTCTCACTTTCGCCAGATCGTTCTTTAATACGTGCATTATAACGTACAGTAATAATTTTTCCTATTACTTTTTTGTCAAACTCTGCTCGTTGTTCATCCGAATAACCAGAGCCAACATTAACACGAATAACACCGTCACTTGTTTCGCATACTAGTGCGCCTAAGCGACCTTTGTTTTTACCAGTACCTTCTTCCCAGTCAACTACCATCAGATCACATTCAAGTTCTCCCTTGAACTTAATTTGATCTTTAGATCGGCGATCTTCCCAAATACCTGTTTTGGATTTTAGAATAGTACCTTCTTGACCTTCTGCCAAGAACTTCTCAAAGATTTTTTGTGCTTCATATAAAGTATCTACTTGCTTAGTCCACACTAAATCTACATAATGTCTAAATTGGTCAAAATTAGATTTAACGTGTGAAATACAATTATTGAGTTTGCCCAATCTAACATTGTAGGGCTCTTTGTCAATACCTTGTTTGAATGAAGCATATGGAATAGCATCCCACAATGTAGCTCGTACGTTTTCAGCTTCAGTATTACTCATTGTACCTTTAATTGCTTTAGATAAAATGCCGTTACCTGTTTGTCTATTAACTGGTTTACCTGCATAATCTGCAACTAACAATTCACCATCGAATACCATATCATCTTTATAGAATTCTGCCATCTTAATAAATGGTATTGGGAATGATGGATTAGGAATAGTTATTTCCTTACCATTGCGTGATCTAAATTCTACTACGCCGTCTTTGACGATTGCATTGAATCGCATTCCGTCGAGCTTGAGCTGACAAAGCGCGGGGAGTGCGATTTTGTCGACAAGCTTTTGGTCGTATCCAGAAGCCAACATAACTGGGTATGTCGAAATAATACCGGGCCAAATTTTATTTGCTGTGGCTTCGGAGACTCCGCAACGGAGGTCTTTTGCAATAACACGCTCAATGATTTTGGCATTTTCTTTACTCAAGTTAGATAGAACATTACGTAGATGTGAAATATCATTGTTGCCTGTTACTGTTCGACTAGACAATAGTGATAAATCATCTAATGCCTGTTCCAAAGTTTTGCTCTCTGAAACAAAATCGTAACTTGGAATTTTTCTAATGTAGAATTGAATGAACGGGTCAAGTGCAAGATAGAAAACTTGTTTAAGTGTTTTGTTATCTTTGTTTTTAACAAGAATTGCTTCTTTAGCTAAACGGGAATTATCATTTGCTAATTGTTCAAATATATTATAGATCATACTCATTTTTTCTCCTTAACAATACTATTATAACACCATATTAAAAAGGTGTCAAGCATTATATGGGATAAATGGATTAAATTGTGGATTAATTGAAAAAGAAACCTTATATTTTGGTTCATTCGCAATTACCGTCTTTTTAATCTCTTCGATTTTCTCTAAACTAGCATAAACACCTATAATACCTTTTCGTTTTACACGATTAATATTATCCAAATACTTAGCTTCGAGAATAAATTGGTTAAACATATTAAGCAGTTTCTTTAGCCATTGTAGTGGTATTAGTAATAGCTTGATACATTGATTCAAACTCTTCGTGTTCCTCTAGCTCAAGACTAAAGTTTTGCTTGTGATAAACTCGTGCCATACGACGGAATGTCTTTTTAGACAATAGTTGTTTCTCACAAATTTCGTTGATAGCTTCTCGAATGAATTCACGTTCGCCTTCGATGCGTGTCATCGATGAACTAACTTCTTTCATGCAATCTAAAATTGCTTTACGATCTACTGGGCTGGATGGGATTGTCATAATTAAGGTTTCCTTTCAATATCATCTTCAATACAATTATCGCCATACTGGATTTCGATAATCTTCAATGGGACTTCAGCTTCATTGCAAAGCTGATGCCACTCTGTTTTGCCAATATGTAGACTTTCAAATTTCTCATAAGTCCCTTTTAGCTCAACATCTGTGCTTCGATTTAAACTATAAACCGTAGCTGTTCCTTCTGCAACGAACCAATGTTCTCCACGATCTTTATGTCGTTGCATGCTTAAACATTTACCAGGATCAACAGTAAGTTCTTTTAACTTTACTTCCTTGTCTTGTTCGTGTAGTACTCGGTAATATCCCCAAACTCGATCTGTTTTTGGGGCTTTCCATTCTTGAAGAATCCAAGAACTAGAGTTCATTTTGTTTTCGCCACCTACACCGAATAAAAATTCTAGGTTATCATCTATAATATCCATTTCCGGGATATTCTCTTTTGTACGGTCTCCACCATTAGCAAAAATAATTTTTTCGTTAGGATATATCTCTCTAACTTTACGTATAGCATCCTTAGCAGAGTTATCATTGTCATCGAAGTTGATAACTCTGCCTATATCTTGTAAGGAAGCAACAATAGTTGCACGCTCTTCCCAGGGCATAAACGGCGAACCTTTTTTACGAGTCAACCATGCATCAGAATTTACACCCACAACTAACAAATCGCCTAATTTTTTAGCTGATTTAAAATATTCGATATGACCAGAATGAATTGGATCGAAACCACCTGTTACTAAAACTATTGTTCTCATTAGCGCCTCATACTTGAAATAGATTTTGCCTCATCATCACTAAAGATAGGCACAGCATTGGATTTGTGCATAGTACCAATACCGATAATGTTAGTGCCAGTATACTGAGGAATACCCTTAGTACAAACTGCACCACTATGACCGGTGTCTAAACTCTTAATGTGATTGCTTGTTTGCCTGCCCGCAGGAGCAGATAAAGTATATGATAAAGACTCGAATGTCTTTTCTACTTTTTTCTTTTGAATTGCTTGCCCGTGTTGAGCAAGTACTTGTTGCCAGCTGCCATCAAGGTCACGAGCACGCTTTGCTTCTTCAGCAGAACGATACTTGTGTTTGCCTTTTTTCTTACCGTTTGTAGATAACCAGGGTCCAACAATATGCATTGTCATAAAAACTCCATTACGAATAATTAATTATAACATCTTTTGACGATGTTGTCAAGTCTTATCAAAAGCCCTAAATTTATGTTCAAGAAACATTCTACTATCGTGATTAGGATCGTCGGGAATCGTTCCTTGATCTGACCATTGTTCTTTTGGCACAGAAACTGGTTTTTCTTTGAACCAGGTCAGGATGCGTTCAAAGAATCCGTCTTTTTTGCCTTCGGTTCTCCCAATGGCGGAATGATTGGCTTATTAGGCAATAGACCAGGAAAAGCTTCTCTTACCAAATCTTCTTTCAATGATTTGTATTTAGTTTGTAGTTTTCTATCTTTAGCTAGACACACTGCTTCAGCTTCTGTCCAATGAATGCCTTCAAGCAATTGAATAAACAACTGCTCTTTTCTAGCGCGAGTCAAATTAACATCATTTTGTAACCAAATATAAAAACGTCTAAATTCTACATAAAGATTTGACTCAGAATAACCTGCAGGTATAGATGTATCCTTTTTGTAAGGAGGCTCACCTTCAGGTAAACTCATTTTAACATTTGGATCAAAATTAATTTGCAACATCCCTTTTAGAATAGGATGGTCATATGCTCTTAATGTTTTAATCTTGGCTTCTTTGGAGCCAGCCTTTTCAACTTCATCAAAAATCTGTGGGATAGATGTTTTCACTTTAAAATTCCTCTATAACTTCTAGCATGTTCTTCATTTTATGTTCAACAAAGAAAGTTAATAATTTACTTTTATCTTTTGTCGGCTTATCGGTATAAGTATTTATAATAGATTCTTTAATTGAAGTTGGGATGCAATCAAAACTAACTAGTTTGCGATTACGCTCATAATTTGTTTTGAACTCAGCATCCTGTGGCATAGCATCAAAATCTTTATACCATATATCCAATTTATCTTGTCTAATAGCTTTTTGTCTTGTACCGGTTACAATACTATCATCTGCAGAAAGAACATTGGGGATACCATCACCCTTGTCACCTCGAATAATATGTTCAAACAAATATTTTTCTGGGCTAATATCTGATTTTACATATTTCTTTTGAATAGGTGAAAATTGTTTAACATTCTCATATTTTTGCAATTGAATAAAGTCATGATCGCCTGATAATACTAAGAATGGTTTTGGTTCTGAAAACAATACATTACTAGTATCATTTGTCTGAGACCATTCTGCCAATACTGCAATCACGTCATCTGCTTCTGCGCCATCGACATTAATTACTTTATATGGGAAGAATACATCAATCTCACTCCTAATAAGATTCAATGCTTCAAAAATTTGTTTCCAATCTAAGCCAGATGCTTCACGAGCTTTTTTCCTACCGGCCTTATAGAACTTAAATGCTTCTCTGCGCCAATAATTTTGATTGTCGCAAGCAATCACAATCTCGCCAAATTCTTTACCGAATTTTTGTTTATAGCTTCTAATAGAATTTAGAATCATATGACGCAGAAGTGGTACTTGCACTTCGATGTCATTGCGGCTGCCAATCTCCATCATAAGATTAGAAATGGCTGTTTGATTAAAGTCAACTACGATCATGATATATTTTCTTAAGTTAGTTTTACTGTTACACTATTTGTTGGCGGCGTTACTTCAGTACTGACAGATGCAATGACATTACCGTAAATATCATAATATGCTGCACCCGATTCATTTTGTTGTTGAATCGCTGCCGCATAAACTGACAATGTTTGTTTAACATTTGATTTTAATGTCAGATCAAATACTTGATTACCGCAACCTGATAACAAATTATAAACAATCTGTGTAATTTGAGAAGTTACTGCACTTCTAATTGCTGCCTTGTTTACTATTGTATTGAAGTTTAAATTAAATCCGTCGATTGTTGTTTTAAATGTTGCCAAAGCAGTAACTACATCAGCAATACCCAATCCACTTGTTAATTTTGCGGTAATAGCATCAATTAAGTCTTTGGTTTTTAATGATTCTGTTAATGCTTTAAGGTCAATATCAGGAACGTCACCGTTAGGTGTACATCCACTGCCCAATAAATCTTGTAAAGAACAACCACCGGCATTAGCTGACCCTGAAGCTGGTCCTACTCCCGACAATCTATCAGTATTTGTTTTAAAATCTTGTAATGCCGTTTTATTAGCAACAAGAGCCGCTTTTTGAGCAGTTAGTGTTGCATCGCCTGGACTTGAAACAAGACCATCATCAACAGTCGCTATCCTAGCATCAATGCCTGCAATAGCAGCGGTGATAGATGTACCAACTGGATTTTGGTATAGTTGCCCGCCAATTTTTTCCATGACATCTGAAAAATCACTAGCAGCCGCCTGCGCCGCATTTATAGTTGCGGTTACTTGATCAATTAGTTGTTTAATTTCCAATAACCCAGTTGGTATCAAACCACCTTGAGCGGCCTGTGCTTTGCCTTGGCTCAACTGAGAATAAAGTTGTTGTAATGGATTGCCGCCTATCTGAGATAAAATAATCTTGATAAGCGAGCAATATGTTAATTTTAACACTGACATATAGTTACCTCATAATTCGTAAAAT